ATATTTATCCAGGGTTTTCCAAAATGATATGGCACATCGTTTGTTAAAACTTGCACATAATCAATTAGATTAGATGATTTTTTATATTCTTGAACTAATTTAGATATGTAATTTTCTAAACTAACAAGATTATCTTTGTTTTCAATATAATGTTGATTTGGTAAGCCAGGTCCAGTTAATGGATTTACCGCTTTATTATTATTTTCACAATTTATACATTCTTTATATAAAGCGTTATATAGATTTATATCTAATTTACTTTCTAATATTGGGATATTTGGTAAATAAGAAATCATTTGAAGTGGTTTCCTAAGCACCAACCCACTAAAGAATAACGTAATCCCTGAGTAACTGGTACAACTCTGTGCCATAAAAAAGAAGGAAAGACAACAACACTACCTTGTTGAAAATTTTTTTGTTGACTTATCTTTGCTATGTTAGGTTGTTGATGTGGACCACTGTCAGGGATATGTAGTTCTAAATTTCCTCCCACATAATCAGTTGGATTTGATAAATTACAAACAAAAGATATTTTTCTTTGTAGACTATTTTCTAGTTTTTCTGGCTCAGACCAATGATCCGTGTGCCAATTATAAAATTGATTATGTCCATATTTTGTAAACTGAAGAGCTTCTAATCTAGTAATATCAAAATTCCAACCAGCTTCTTTATTGGCACCTTTAACAAAAGCAAAAACTTTTCTAAATAACCACTCTTCATTTTGAAACCAAATTAATTCAGATCGTCTTATATCATCAACATTTTTTTCTTTGTTAGGATCGTATACCTCTGCTTTAACAGAATTAAATTCTTTTGAGTATTGAATTATTTCTTCACAAAATTTTTTAGGAAAACCATTGGCAGAATACACCACAGATTTATTGAGTTGCATTAAGAAACTCTCCTACACGCATAAGTTACATATACAGTGTCCGTATTATTTTTAAGAAAATAATTTATATCACTACTTATAATATAAAATTTTCCAGGGAAATAAGAATTAACCCATCTGTTATGATCTTTTTTGTAGTGATAGTAATCATAATGAATACTTCCTTCTCCTTGTAAAAAATAAATAAGCACTGCATCAGGAGAGAGGTAAGAATTAAATTGATGTAAATGATTTCTTCTAATAGAATAAAATTTTTTATTTAACACGCAAGCTTCTACAGGTCTCATTGGAATTAAATTTTCTTTTTCAAATCTTATATAACTCCCTACACTGTGTTTAAGAATCCAATCAAAATGTTTGTGAGGTCTAACAGGATGGCAAAAATAGTTTTCTAAAATAACTTTATTTTGTTTTGATAGAAGTTTAGAGTCTTCAAGTATTAATTTTGCTAATAATTTTTCATCAACATTAGAAGATCTAGATTTAAAACCTTCTAGCATAAATGTCTTAGATAAATTTGTTATTCTGTCTCTTACTTTCATATCTTTCTAGTAATATCAGACTATTTTTTAAAAATCAAGTATCCCAAGATAAAGTGTCTGGATTCCATGTAGCTACTTTAGCAGGCACAGGTTCGCTGTCATCAAAAGCTTCCCATTTTTGATTAGTTTCGCTCCATATAACATCTATTAAGTTACCATTTAAAAAACATTTTCCTTCAGCATCACCAGATGGTGCTGGATGAGGAGCTACCCATGATGCAGTAGGCACGTCTAATGTCCATGATGTGTGTGGTTTAGGCCCTATGAAAATATCATTAATAGGGTCGTATGTCATACCTATCCCAGCATAGTTTCCTCTAAAAGGTGTGCCACCTAATTTATGTTGTCCACCATGAGTATTGTATGAAGTTTTTTTCCAATTTGCCCAACCACTATGTTTTTCTAAAAATGCTCTAGCTGTTTCTTCGTCAACAACACCATTATTAGTTTCATCAGCATCACTTACAACGTGAACTGTTAGGACTATATTATTATCATCTAATTTTGCGTAATGTGCCATAATTAATTTTGAAACCTATATCTTAAAATAACAATTCCAGATCCACCAGAGTGACCAGTTCCAAATCCATTTGGTCGACCGCCTGCTCCGTTTCCGGTATTTCCACTCGCAGCTCCACCACTTTGTCCAGGTCCTCCTGATGATTTTGTTATTGGAGATCCTGTTATAGTTGAGGATGATCCTGATCCCCCGCCTCCTGGCGCATTGCCCCCAGCCGAGCCGGCTCCTCCACCGCCTCCTCTTTGATTTGAGTTTGGTCCTCCCCCAGATCCTCCTGGGTTTCCAAAGTCTCCACTAGAGCTTGCTGCATTTGGTGGTGGTCCTGATCCTTTTCCGCCTCCTGAACCTCCTAAAGCAGTTGGTCCTGGAGCATCTCCTGGTCCTGGATTTGTAGTTGTAATTGTACCTACTCCACCGCCTCCAACTGAAACTCCGATTGCGCTAGATTCTGATCCTGGTAATGGAACTCCTCCACCTGCTCCTACGTCAACTGAATTAGGTCCTGCTGATACTGGTTGTCCACCACATCTAGGTGTGCATCCAGAAAAATTTGATCGGAAGCCGCCTGCGCCGCCACCCCCAGATCCATTTCCAGGGCCCGTTCCTTCTGATCCACCCCCACCAGCAACTAATAAGAAATCAGCTGTGTTAGATCCTGCTGCATTACCAGCACATGAGACACAAAAAGTTCCGTCACTTGTGAATTGATGTATTTTAAAATCTCCAGATGTAGAAACAGATCCTCCTGTTGCTGCTATATAAAGTGGTCCACCTCCACCAGATCCAAATCCTAAAACTTGATAACCAAAAGATCTAGCCCTGTTATTTACTTGAGGATTTTTATAGCTTTTACCGTGGACGGTAAGTAAATCACCATCTATTTTTTTCATATTCTATACTCCTTATGCGTCGTTAGCAGCGTCAGTAGTGAAGAATATTTTAATACCTAAAAGTTTTGCATCAGCTGTTAAACTATCTTCTGATACATCTCTTGCGATTTGAAAGAACACCTCTTCATCTGTACTAGGTGAACCTGCAATAGTTACTGCTCCACTTTCCGCTGTCACATCTAAATCGTTTGCTGTTCCACTGTGAGCTTTTGCTGTTGGTGCAACTGCAGTTCCAAATGCAGTATTAACACTGTCATTATCTGCAATAGCAACACCATTCAATGCCCAAGAAACAGTTCCTGTATTTGTAGAATCTGCCGTAAAATAAGCTTGAAAAGTAATTGTGCCTTCATTCCATGATTTAGGAAAAGCCACAGCAAACTGTGCAAACTCATCTGAGTCTTTGTCAAAATCTAAAGTTTTAATTTCAGGTCCATTTGATAATTCTACTTGAGCTAAATCTGCACAACCATTTGTTGTGTTAGGNTACATNGCAACTGCTGGCACCCAAATAGTTTCTTTACCTGCAACTTTTATTGCAGAACCACCAACTTGAGCAACACCATTTCCATTTGGCGCTATATTAATGTTTCCATCTGCAGCATCAGTAATTGTTATTGAACCAGAATTTGTTCCTGAATTTGTATCTAATACAAGATCATGTGCACCACTTGTTGTAAGTGTAGCTGCAGCTGCCCCTGTTCCAATTACAGTTTCTCCAGATCCTTTTGGAGCTATATTAATATTTACGTTAGAATCACTGCTTCCTGTCGCTGAAATAGTTGGAGCGCTTCCGTTAGCTGCGTTTGCTATTGTTAATTCATTAGTTGCTGAACCTGTAGCTGTTACTTTAATTAATTCATTACCGTTAGTNTCTAAAATTGAAGTTCCAATTTTAGGTGAAGTTAAAGTTTTGTTNGTTAAAGTTTCTGTTCCAGTAAGTGTTACATCACCCATTCCAATATCAATAATATCTGGGTTTACTCCATCATTAGCTGATGCAAATACAATTTTAGTAGCTGCAGGAGCAACTGCTACAGTATCTCCTGATCCTGAAACATATTTAAATGTTACGTTTTGTGAACCACTTGTTGAATTTTTTAAAAAATAAAAAGTTTGAACATCNATAGGTATAGTTACATTTCTGCCTGATGTAAGTGAACCAGTAAATTCAATCATTCTATGTGCAAGAGTTGCACCAGTTGATCCATCAGAAACAGATAAAGTTGTATCTCCTGAGTCAGAAACAGCTTGTTGTGTAAATCCCCCTGAAATTTGTTCTATGATTTGTAAGTTTGTGTTAGTTTTCGTTCCCCATGTTCCGGCGTTTTCACCAGTTGCTTGAAGTTCGACTCCTAGTCCCGTAAATGTTGATGCCATATTTTTCTCCTATGCAGCGTCACTATAGCTTGTATTTGATCCAGTTGCAACATCTGTATACGAAGAATTTGAACCTGTGTCAACGTTAGAATATGCTTGAATTCCAAAGCCTGAAGCAGTTCCAAANCCTGCTACAGAAGCAGTTGCAGAAACTCCTGTTAATCCCATTACATCTGCAGGTGATAATGATCCAACAGAAGATGTTGCAGAAACTCCGGTTAATCCCATTACATCTGCTGGTGTTAAAGAACCAACAGCAGAAGTTATTACTTGACCAGAAAGATCCACAATAGGGTTTGTGCTTATTTCTGGAGATCCAACATTAGCCGTTGCAGAAACACCTGTTAATCCCATTACATCGGCAGGAGATATAGAACCTACAGCTGATGTTGAAGAAACTCCTGTCAGTCCTACTACATCGGCTGGTGTTACAGAACCAACACTAGAAGTAAAAGAAACTCCTGTTAAAGAAAATGATGCATCAATTATATTTGTTATAGATCCAACACCAGATGTTGAAGAAACTCCTGTTAGTCCTACTACATCTGTAACTTGTAATGCAAACTCTCCCCAACCTTGACCTTCTCCCCATGAGGCTTCGTTCCAAGCGTTTGCAGATACATTAGATTGTATTGCATCGGGAGCTTCTACTTCTACAACTAATCCTGATTGACCCCAGTTTTCAACTCCCCAACCATCTTGACCCCATCCTGTATTTATTTCTGCTGTTACAGAAACAGATCCAATACTAGCTGTAAGTGAGACTCCAGTTAAATTAACTACAGCATCATTTAACTCACCCCATTCACCATCGTTCCAAGCTTGTGCACCCCAACCCAATGAAAAGGCGTCAGTTGTCCCCCAACGACCAGTGTTCCAGGTTGTTCCTGATTGGTTCCATGTGTTAGCCATAAGGACTTCCTCCTTATGCTAATCTTATGATAGCGTTTGTTGCGTCTGCTGTAGGAAATTGAATTGTAAACGTACCACTAGTTACAGTTTTATCAGACCCAAATGCAATAACGGCGCAAGAGGGATTTCCTGTTGCTGTGTCGTTATAAATTAAGGCACCATTTGCTGTAAAGGTAGCGTTTGTGTAACTAACATCTGTAAAATCACAAACAGCTGTTGTGCTTGAAGCTACTGGAGTTATACTTGTTAAAGTCGCTCCACCAGATGTGTAAGCCGTTCCAGATGTGTTAGTAATTTCGTTTGTAGCTGAAAAAGCTGTAGTTGCAGCTCCTAAAGTTGCATCACTAGTGTAAAGAGCTATTTTAAAAGTATTACCTGTTGTAGCTGTAAAGTTGTGAACTCCTTTTAAAAGTTCAACTTTAAAACTTGTACATACTGCCGATGTTATTGCCATAATTTTTCTCCTATGGGTTTGCCGAAGTTATTGGTATACGAACAGCGCCATCAGTGTAGTCGTCTCTTCGTCTTCTACCAACTTGCTCATTAGCAAACTTCTGTACTTCTTGTTTATATTTATTTTCG